TGGCTTTTGTAATTAATGATCGAGTAAAAGAAACTAGCACAACAACTGGAACTGGCACGTTAGATCTTGCCGGTGCTCAAACTGGTTTTGAAACTTTTGTAGCTGGTATTGGAAATACTAACACAACTTACTACGCTATTTTTAATCAAGGTACAGCAGAGTTTGAAGTTGGTATTGGAACAGTAACAGATGCATCAACAGACACATTATCTAGATCAAGTGTAATATCTTCATCTAATGGTGATTCGTTAGTTAATTTTACCGGTGGTACAAAAGACGTTTTCTGTACTTTACCTGCGAGTAAAGCAGTATTTTTAGATAATTCTGGCGAAGTGCAAAACGCAGCCAGTAAAGGATTTGCAACCGCAATGGCGATTGCATTATA